AAATGCCATATGCATGATTGTATTCCTCTTACCGCTTGGAATTATTATTTTAATAATATTTTTATGAAGATGGTGTTTGAGTATACTGACGCGTCGGGATTAAATCCACTCATAGCTTTATACAACGAGCACGGCTTAAAGCCATTCTTCAAAGAGGTGAGCTTTGGGATGAGAATGGTATATTCTACTGCTTATCCTGTTGATGGGGAGATAGACGACAGCGATAACTTTGTTACCTTCATGAACACAGCCTTCAAGAACAATCCGCGGGCCCTTAAAGCTTCAAAGTGTATGCTCGGCCACCGACCATATAGTATATATTCTCAATCCGATACGCACAAGAAAGTTTTAAGAGAGCTGCAGGTACCCATCGTTGAAGTCGAGAGAAAGTTAGAGTTCATCCAGGGCCTACAGTTATTTGAAATAGGTCGCGATGTGTATAAGCTTTCTGATTTAGGGTATTGGCATCCAAATCACGCTAACCTGTCGACAAATTCAGACAAGAAAAAGTTATTGGATTTGGGGAACAAATCTTATGTTGGTAGTCTTGTCAACAATCACAGTCAGTTTTTCTACAAAAACTTAGCAAATGATATGTTGCTTGAAATAAAGAATTCACCAGAGTTTAAATTGATGTACGACTACCTCTTCCCAATGAAGAGATACATGGCACTTTCGTTTGTTGTTGCATCCGACGGCCTCTCGAAATTTATTCCAGAGCCGACAGACGTTCTAGACAGAACTAAAGATTCTTTGAAAAGTATTATCGATTCCTTAGTAAATTCAGTAGATTATAAGCATTTACCAGACCCGATAGCAAATATGCTAGCTCAGAGATTAATTCGGTCTAATGGAGGTACCTCCGGTAAAGATCCGGATATGACAAAGGAGATCCTGAGAATAATCTGGAGAACGTCATTGATGATTCTAAAGGGCTTTGTCGAGATGACTGACCCGGCTATTATAATAGCAAAGAATATTATTGATATAGCAAATGCTATTCAAGCTGCAACTATTGCTGCTATTAAAAAAGGCATCGCTATTGCAAAACAAACACTTCAATCTGGCATTGACGGTTCTAAGAACGTATTGCTTAATTTGGAATTATCGCTTGGAATTGCAGCCGGTACTTTAAACGCTCAAAAAACAGCTTTACCAAAAGTAGGAGATTTAGATCTTAGCGAGAAGGTAACTTTGAACACTGATGGTTCGATTATCGATGAAGGTACTAATACGCTGCGGTGGCAAATTGAGGCCAAATCGCTAACCCCAGACGAAAGATCAAAACTTTCTGAAGATCAGCTAGCTGAATGGGACAACTTTAAGAAACTCCTTGCAGACGCGAAAAAAGATCTAGAGGAATATGGCACTGTCCACAAAGAATTAAAAGAGTTAGAGAGTGATCTATCGGATCTAGAAGCAACAGCAGGAAAGAAAATTGCAGAAGCTGAAGAAATAATGAAAGATGTATTTTCTTCTCCATTCTTATTGCCTGGAATGTGGGCCGCAATGATGCCTTCAATTCTACCTTACGGCGGCGGCTTAGTTCCGCCACCATTCGTGGGTGGACCTCCTAGTACAGTTCCTGGTATGATTTATCTTGCGTTACTACTTATAGATGCATATGAAGAGAAGATTCATGATGACATGCAGAAGCTAGATTCGTCGTGTGAAGACCAGTTATAGGGGATAGGTTATGAAAGGTATAGGACCAGCACTTCCACTTTTTAGAGATGCGAGTTTCGGAAACTATGCCCTTATAGACTCTTATGCGGATGAAGTAAAGCAGAATTTTAAAAATTTGATATTAACTTCTCCCGGCGAACGGATGATGAATCCGGATTTTGGTGTTGGGGTGCGAAATTTTCTTTTCGAACCCGCGGGCCAAGCAATACCAAAAATACGCCAACGACTAAACAGCCAGATTAACAGGTATATGCCATTTATACGTATAAATAAATTACAATTTAATCATGATAAAGAAGAGGCCCTGGCAAATGATTCAAATATCCTGTCAATACGAATAGAGTATGAGGTCCCTAGTTTGAACCTGTTTTCGTCACTATCGCTTGACACAGAAGGTACCAATTAAAGATGTCGACAAAGAAAAGTAAAAAGATAATAAAGTACACCAACAGAGAATTCAACACCATTAAACAGGGCCTAGTAGAATATACCAAGAGATACTATCCTGACATTTATAAAGACTTCTCAGAGGCCTCTTTTGGTTCATTAATGCTTGATACTGTTTCATATGTTGGAGATATACTTTCGTTTTATTTAGATTATCAAACAAACGAATCTTTTTTAGATACTGCAGTCGAGTATGACAACATAATAAGATTGGGTGAACAAGTCGGTTATAAACAGCCTTTAAGATCCAATTCTTTTGGTGTGGTTACTCTGTACATCTTAGCTCCGATTGAGGCAAACGGGACCGGCCCAGATGCCGCATATTTACCCATCTTGGCTAAGGACACCAAATTCACTTCGGATACTGGGCAAATTTTTACATTGATTGACGATGTTGATTTCGCAAACCCAGATAACGAAGTTATTGTTGCGACGTCCAACACTCAAGATGGATCGCCAACTTCTTTTGCTGTAAAGGGCCACGGCCGCGTCATTTCTGGAGAGTTAAATAAACAATCAATAAATGTTGGTGATTTTACTAGGTTTTTTACAACCTCCTTGTCTGATCCAAATATAACAGAAATAGTCTCAGTCATAGATTCCGAAGGACATGAGTATTTTCAAGTAGAATACCTTTCGCAAGATACTGTATACAGGTCTGTGACAAACAAAGATTCTGAGACTAGACAACACGCACCAAGCGTCATGACAGCAGTATCAGTTCCTAGAAGATACACTGTTTTCAATAGGAATGGCACTATTTTTCTCAAGTTTGGCTATGGCTCGGAGTCCTCTTTGAAAACAGATAATACGACACCCCCTTCAAATGTTGTATTAAAGATGCACGGCAGAGACTATGAGACTGACACATCGTTTGACCCCTCAAAGCTACTTGAAACTGATAAATTTGGAATCGCACCCGCGAATACCACACTCACAGTGACATACCGAACCAATACAACAGAAAATGTTAATGTCGCAACACGCGGATTGTCCGGCATCTCAGGCCCATTGTTTGTTTTTAAGTCTGATGCTACCAATAATTCAAAAATTACATTTGCTAGAGACAGTTTAGAAGTTACCAATGAATCGCCCATTGTTGGAGATGTGAGCATACCAACAGTTTCTGAATTAAAACAACGAGTTAACGATGTGTTCGCATCTCAGAACAGAGCAGTCACAGCAGATGACTATGAAGCTCTCGTTTACAGAATGCCTCCCCGTTTTGGCGCTATCAAGAGAGCAAAAATTGTTAGAGATCACGATTCCTTTAAGAGAAATTTGAACTTATATATCCTGTCAGAAGACGATGATGGTAATTTAATTACATCTAATCAAGTATTGAAAAATAACGTGAAAACATGGCTCAATCAACACAGGATGATCAATGACACCATAGACATGCTGGATCCAAGAATTATTAATATTAGAATTAATTTCTCGGCAGTTGTTGATTACTCGCAGGACAAGCTAGAAGCCTTGAACGTCGCAATATCTGAAATAGAGGAGATCTTCTCGCAAAAGTTAGATATCGGCCAGCCAATTTATATCACAAAAATGTACGATATACTGAATAATTTAGATGAGATCGTCGATGTCACAAATGTTGAAATAATCAATGAGTCCGGAGGGTTATACTCTGACGAGACAATAAACATTAAACAATACATGTCCGCAGATGGTCGCATATTATATGCACCTGAGAACGTTATTTACGAACTTAAGTATCCTAGCCTGGACATCAAGGGAACGATCAAATAATGGGTATAAAGAAATATATTGCTACTAAAGATAACACCATTACGAACGCGTATGGTATTGACTTATCTACTCGCGCAACGGGCTCTAACATGGGAGCCTCAGATATACTGGAAACATTCTCAATATATGGGTTACAAACGACGTCATCTGTTGAATTATCGCGAATATTAGTAGAATTTCCGGTAGACGACATATCATCAGATCGATCATCAGGCAAAATCCCCGATTCAGGGAGCGTGAATTTTTATTTAAGGGTGTTCAACGCGCGCCATTCCGAGCAATTACCTGAAAATTTCACTGTAAACGTTCTGGCCGTGTCACAGTCTTGGCAAGAGGGTTCCGGCTTGGACATGGAGACATATAAGGACGAGACAAAAGAAAAAATCGAAGGCTCGAACTGGATTAATAGACTCTCAGCGTCTGCTTGGACTAAGATAGGTGGAGATTATCATTCCTCCTCGTACGTTGCCGGCGAGACCATGCCAAATTATACATTTACTTTTGAAAACGGCTATGAGGATATGTTGTTGGATGTGACATCTGCAGTTGAGGAGTGGCTAACTGGCACACAAGACAACAACGGATTTGGAATATTTTTAACCTCTAGCCAAGAGGGCTACGCATCTAACTCTTCTGGACAAGATGAAGACAATGTAATACACAATCCGTCCGGTCAGGAAAAAAGTTACTATACAAAGCGCTTTTTCTCAAGAAGCAGCGAATTCTTCTTCAAGCGCCCTGCGATAGAAGCGCGCTGGGACTCTAGAGTTACAGACGATCGTGGTAATTTCTACTCCAGTTCATCTATAGCTCCTGCTTCTGATAACTTGAACAATCTTTTCTTATATAACTACATTAGGGGGCGATTGGTTGATATTCCACATACCGAAACTTTAACTGTTAATCTGTACGATAGCTCTGATGACGTGCCAACCGGCTCTATACTAACTTCAGCGACAGCTACAAAGACTAGTACTGGTGTTTACAAAGCAGAACTCTCCATCAACACTACAGCTTCTTTAATCCACGATGTATGGTCTGGGTCGATTGGCGGAGAGTACAAGACGGGATCTATTTCTGTCAAAAACTTTAATGATTCTAGTGTACTAGTATCAAATGACTATAACCAGTATGTAACAAAAATAACAAATCTAAAGCCACGATATTCTAAAGAAGAAATCGCAAGATTTAGGGTTTTCACGCGTCCGCGCAATTTTAGCCCCACTATCTACACAGTAGCCAGTACGGACATAGAAAATGTGACTATTCCCAGCGCGTCCTACGAGGTTATAAGAATGGCGGACGAGAGGACTATCATCAACAACTCAACTGGTAGTACGACTTATCACACTTATTTGTCATATGATGCATCCGGCAGCTATTTTGATTTGGACATGTCCTTGTTGGAGCCTGGATATATGTACGGGATTAAATTCGCTTTCCACTCTTCTGAAGATTGGCGCGAACAAGAAGAAGTGTTCAAATTTAGAGTCGAAGATAATTAATTTAGATGGCTGGACCAAAACATGGGCATAAAAGACTTATTCGACAAGGGACTTTCATTAAAGTCCGTTAAAAACAAAACTCAAGAAAAATTAGCTGAGGATGTAGAATCTCATAAGTATATTGATGTCTATAGTACGCGACGTGATCGTTTTATACCAGATGTAGATTTTACCACGGCATCGAATTTTGCAAAATTTGGTTTAGCTGAAGAATATTATGATACTGCCATTAAGCGGATTTATCAAACATATCCTTACGATGGTTCCCAAGCAGAAAAGATTGAATGGGAGAACAATAGTACATATTTAGACCTATTTTTGTTCGAAAACGAGTATCCAAGAACAAACGGCTTTATAACCTTTAACAGCTCTTCTCACACATACACTTCTAACGTTGCTAGCTCAATATATAGCTCATCTGCACCACAATATGTTTATTTTCAGGGCGGTCCGCATGCAGATCCCTCAGGTGATTATAAATCAGATTTTGCGCCGGGCCCGTCTAAAACTGGCATCTCTAAAGCCAACATATACCATACAGCGTCGCAGCGCACCAACAATCTAGAAATGGACATGGACAAGGGCGTCACTGTTGAGTTTTGGATGAAAAAGGGTGGTTTTGCAGAGGCTAGCTCAATAGAGACTATCTTCATGAACACCACTACTGGATCCACAACGAATGATTCATTTTTGTGGATATTTACAACTCCGTCTTTACCAAGCGCGCTTGCTGTTCGGGCCCGCGACAGCTCGGGTACGGAGGTGTTTCAATTTCTCGACACTGGTTTGTCTACGGTAGCCGACGACACGTGGCATCATTATGCAGTTACTTCTAAAACATATGGCTCTGATACCGTTGTAAACTTGTATGTCGATGGTGCACATGTGTTTAAACATACAGAGACATCAAAAACTTTAACTGCCCCTACGGGGTCTCTATCCGCAGGCCTCGGCGCTTTACCTAATGGTATCGTATTCACAGGCACAGAAGAATATGGTGCTGGTTGGTCTAACATAGTTTCTTCATCGTTTGATGAATTTAGATATTGGAAAACAGAAAGAGACGCACAGCAGATTGGCCGCTTTTATAGAGACCAAATAGGGGGCGGAACTAACACAGACAACGCAAAATATAATGAAATAGTAAACAAGGTCGACTTGGGTGTTTATTACAAATTTAATGAAGGTATCACGACAGATTCAACGACAGACGCGTCGATTCTAGATTACTCAGGTCGGATCTCAAACGGTACTTTTATAAATTACTCTTCGGAGTGTAGATCTACTGACTCTGCTATTGTGATCTCTAATGCCGCAACAAAAGAATTCAAAGATCCAATAATTTACTCTATTCATCCGGATGTTATCGCCCTCGCCGCATCAAAA